CTTTTATTGTGCCGCCGGGAACATCCACATCCCTAAACTCTCCCGGCATAATAGGTGTATCGTCTGCGGTAATACGCATACCGCGAGTCTTCAAGCCTCCGGGCAAGTTTGCCAATGTACCTGCGTCAACAAGTTGGCGAAGTATTGATGTAGCAGATTTGACTAATCCACCAATAAGGTGGACAAGACCAAGGCCATAAAAACCAAGACCCGGAATGTATTCGTAATGAACAAAGTGATCCCGCCTTCTCTTTAACGAGTCATCTTCAAAAAAGTTACGGCGTATGGAAAGTATTTGTGCGCTACCTTTATCTACGGTAACGACATATGGCACTGCGATACCTGTAGCTTTGCCATCCTGCATATCAGGAAAATCATCTAAATCAAGATCAACTTGTATCTCAAGAATTGTGTTAACAGTTTCACCGGTTAGATAAGATCCGCTTGCTGATGATGTATACGACTCACCTGTAATCTCGCCATACTTTTCTTTTACGGCATCCACATAACTATCAGAACCTAATAACTCAATGTCTCTATAAAACCCAGAGACTTGCAGCTTGCGTATTTCATTTGTCGTTTTACGCATACGGTGGGTCATGCGTGTTAGCGACTTAATATCTGTCGCCCCATTAAATACCACCATGTCTTCTGCTGGTACAAACATAGAGCAAGGCCGACCCATGCTTGGATCAAAATACACTTTCTTAAATGCACTTCCTGCTAGAGGCAAAGAAAACAACATACGTTCCGTTTCGCTACGAAACTCAGTCATCTCTTCTGTGAGCAAAAAGTTTAAATAGTTCTGAACCCGATTAGCCTGCTTATACATCTCTTCGGTAGCTTCACCGACGATCTTTGATTTAGCTGGGCCACCGGCTGGAAAGATTTCAGATATTGCCTGTGACTGAAAGCGGATAACTGATTCTGCTAGGAGGGGGTGATGTACGCCACAAGCTCCGGGCCAAGGCTCTGTACGGTCTTCAATCTTCAGTCCAAGAAGGTCTAAGCCTTCAATGTATGTCTCTTCCCAATCACGGCGAGAAGATAAGTCATCTTCATAAGCTGACACCAACTCAGATCCAAGAATGTTTAATTCTTGATCGCTCATGTATTCAGCTAGGTTTGCATCGAATGGCGCATCTTCTATAGATGGGTCGGGATCAAAATCAATAATCATCCCACCGTCTTCTGTTTCAATAGCAACAGAATCTGGATTTTCTATTTCAATTATCATCTCGGACTGCTCATCCGCATCTGCTAGACGATTTTGAATATCCGCCATCTGAAGTGAATCAAGCGACTTTTCTACAGCCATACAATGCTCCCGGTTGCGCGGAGTTTAAACGCACTAATAATAGTTAGCAATTCGTCTTGGTGTCTGTTCTGTGTAGTCATCATGCTCTAAAGCGATGAATCCACCTTGCCTGAATCTCAACAATGCTTGAGTCGAAGAGTCCACCAAGTCATCGTGATCCCCTACAGGGAAAGATGCAAACTCTTCAATCACCTCTTCAGCCCAGCGACGAGCCGGTGCCCAGACAATACCCGATGCAAAAAAGTCAGCGACAGCATTTACACGCGATACTTTGTCATTGCCTCTTGAGGGTGTGTATTCGGTGACACTGATACCCATTGCTCTGAGTTCATAGATTAATGGCGCACCCGCTGCCTTTGCCTCCACAATAAATGCATCCGGCTCCCAATCCATGTACATCTCATAGGCACGTTGTTTCAAAGTAGGAAACTCCATGCGTTCTTTTAGAGCATCGAGCAGGATAATGTTTGGAGCCATACGCCCATCATCGTTATCCATATAGAACACACCCCATGTAGTGCAAGCAGAATAGTCTGCTCGCTCATGTTTCATAAAGGCGGTATCCCAAGACTGAATAACAAACGACACCTTGGGTGGATCACGATCTTCCCAGACTTGCCACCAATCCCGTTTGATAATGGCAGACTCTTCAGATGTAGGCTGCTGTTGGTACTGCGCTTCCCACTTCGAGATAGGCAGTTCTGCTTTGAGCTTCTCAAGCTCCTCTACAGGCCAGTAGTCAGGCCAAAGAGACCTACCTGATGGCAGTATAGCGGGTAGCTCTAAAACCTCCCATTCGTCCGTACCGTCCCTCTCAACGCTATCTCGCATAATCTGACCGCACAGATCCTTCTGTGACCAGCGAGTCATAACAATAATAATAGCGCCTCCGGGCTGTAAACGCTGACGAGGCCCAGAACTAAACCACTCATGGGTAGAATCAAATACTTTAGGATCTGCTTGTTGGCCCTGTTGTTCTGAGTGAGGGTCATCTATAATAAGCAAATCGGCACCACGTCCTGTCACGGCACCACCGACACCTACGGAGAAGTATTCACCGCCACCTGATACATCAAAGCGACCAGCAGCTTTCGAGTCAGCAGTCAGGGAGGTTTCGGGGAATATATCTTTGTACTCCTCACTACTAATCAAGTTACGAACCATACGACCAAAGCGAACAGCAAGCTCGGCGGTGTGGGACGCCATGATGATCTTCTTGTCAGGCATCTTGCCCATAATCCATGCAGGCAATAACCAAGAGGTCAATTGAGACTTGCCCATACGAGGAGGCATATTAATCATTAAGCGTTTACATTCCCCACTCGCAACACGCTCAAACTTCTCAGCCATCTTCCTATGGTGTCCACCTTCAATAAAAGCAGGCCATACAGAAGCACAAAAACACAAAAACTCTTCCTGCGACTTCTCCCTTCGTACCGACACCTCCAATGCCTTCATCAAATCCATCACTTGTTTGCGCTCTGAAGCAGTCATGGCTGCTAGTCGATCAGGTGTCAATAACGATTGTACGTCAGAAAGCTGTTTGTCAATATCAATGGTCATGTTGTGCTCACTGTTTACAAAATGGTTTTCGTAAATATAAAAATTTACGCACTATTTTTGTCAATAATTGTTTTTGTTTTCAGCGGTGGGGCTTGTAAAGTGGGGTGATCGACTGTGGATATTTGTATGTATATGTATGTGCGGGACTCCTGCGCGCTGTGTGCGTGTGTGGGGGCCTGCCGGTGCGTGTAAACGCGCTACGCACGGGACTCCTAGGCGCATTATGTCCACGCTAGTCCTGCGTTGCGACGGGATCACGCGATAGCAACCCGTTTAAACGCTCCAAAATCACCGAAGGTGAGTCGGCATCAGCCCGAACCACTGCTTGTTGCTCGATATAAAGCCTAGAGGCTTTCCCCCGGTGGTGCTCAGCCTGTATAGCAGAGCTATATTGCCCAGCGTCTCGCGCGTCATCACGCAAAGCAGCCAGCGTATCGAGGTGTTCACGTAGTGAAACGGCCCTATCCTCCGCTAATTCCGCTCCCCGCTGATTAATTAAGTCTACGACTTCGGCTTTTTTAACCAACTCACTTCCCTTTTTATCTGGATTGCTGGTGTAACCAGCCATACGCGCACTCTCTGCCTGTGTACGGCCTTCGGCCACATACCTAGCGAATAGGCGCTCTTTGACGCTTACCTGCTTACCCATTACGTCCCTACGACCCGTTTAAACTCACCGACTTACCCTTTAGGGTAAAAAACCCAGTTGGAAAAAAATAGTTGACAGTTTAAACGAAAGCTGGGCATAGTGATTGGCATCGACGGATTGACCAGCCCATCAGGTCAGCCTACCGACGATCACTGAATGGGTGTAGGCCACCTCCGATCAGGTATCGGTGTTTCGATCTCACGGCGGATCGGGACGTAGCAAGCTGGAATTGTGTGCAAGGCAATTCTGCGAAGGCTTGGGAAAAGGATGTCGGGGCGGTGGAGTCACCTCCAGATGTCGGGAGACATCTCTCTGGAGGCCGAGATCGTCAATGGCGTAAACCGGCTAGGTGTGAACGCAGATCGGCTTGAGGCCCGTGATGCACCAGAACGATACCGAAGGTATCTGGACTAGACGATAGATTTACGAATGTTGTGCATACAACAGAGAGCATTCTCCGAATGCTTTCGATTGTGTTCACAAAGGAGAAAAACACAATGCAAGAGCGAATCGACATACGAGTAGATGCTGACGTTGAATGGCCTACCACTCAACTCGAAGGACAATGGTTGACGACGGGGACGGCGTTCACCAGAGGTGATTCTCGATTCATCGAACTTAAGAACCCTAGGTTCGGTGCGGTCGTGGATCACATGGCATCCGCTAACGATCTGGATCGTTTAAACCAGCGAGGCTGGACAGGTCAATAGTGACTTCAATACAAGGGCACTCGATAGAGTGTCTTTGCTTGTGTTCACTACATCAATCGCAACAAAGGAGTAACTGCTATGCAGTCATACACAACACGAGAAGAATGGTTACAAGCTGCGCTTGTTTTACTGTTTGAGATGGTCTTTGCCAGTGCTGGTATCTCACCCGACGCTTGGCAATCCCGGCGCTACAGAGTCACCTGCGGATTCCCTATCGGGTATCGTGGGTCGAAGACCGGCAAGGTCGTGCTAGGTCAGGCATTCGATGCAAGCGTCAGTGCCGATGGCACCATGGAGGTTTGCATCAACCCCATCATCGACGAACCTGTCGAGGTGCTTCGTATCCTGCTACATGAATTCATTCATGTTTGGGCCGGTATCGAATGCGGTCATCGTGGCGAGTTTGCTCGTATTGCCAAAGCCGTTGGCTTCACTGGCCCTATGACACAAACCCCCGCATCGCCAGCTTTGCTGGACACTCTGACCGAGATCGCTGAGATCTTGGGGGTTTACCCCCATGCCAAGATCGATCCATCGCTTCGTAAGAAGCAAGGCACTCGTATGCTCAAACTGCAATGCAGTGACTGCGGCTTCACCGCCAGAGTATCTGCCAAGTGGCAATCGAAGATCACCCACGAATCAACATGCCCAGCATGTCATCTCGCTGGAACGCTAGTCGCTGACTAGCTTCCGACCTGATCCGTTTAAACGCAACAAGGAGAACATTTCATGTTCGATCATACTACCACACTTGATGCTTCGCATCACCAACGTCTTAACAAAATCTGCAAGGTTCTCAATGACCTACGGTCAGAGGGCGATCTGGTAACCCCAGCGCACCGCTCTAAGCTGGCGCTGCTGGCTACCATGTACCGCATGTCAGCCACAATGCCCGAAGAGGCGAAGGTCAGCCTATGGCTGCATGGCCCCAATGCTGGCTCTGCTACGCTGTCTCAGGGCGACATCGAGTCCATGTCAGCCAAGGTGATCGAAGATCTCCGTGGCGACATCGAGGATCTCAAGGCGCTGGTCGCATCAACGCAGACCATCACCCACCAGATCACCATCAACGATGGCGATCCGATCCAGATCAAGGGTCGGGTTCACGAAGTGTTTCACTCTGTGCTCGATTGGGTAGCGATGGGTGAGCCAGCGTATATCGTCGGCCCTGCTGGTTCTGGTAAGACCAGCATCGCAAAGCAGATAGCCGAGGCGCTGGACACCCCATTCTACTGCTACGGCGCTATCGGTCAGGCTTTCGAGTTCCTTGGCTACAACGATGCCAACGGCAACTACGTTGAGACCGAGTTCTACAAGGCGTTTAAACATGGCGGTCTCGTCTTGATGGACGAGATGGACGCAAGCAACCCCAACGCTTTGCTGTCTCTCAACGCTGCCCTAGCAAATGATTTTGCTAGTTTCCCCTGCGGTCTGGTCGAGCGTCACGCTGATTTCCGAATCATCGCATCAGCTAATACCTTCGGTCATGGTGCATCAGCCCAGTATGTGGGACGCAATCCAATGGATGCCGCGACACTTGATCGCTTCGCTTATATCCCGATGGGATACGACGAGGCGCTAGAGCGTAGCATCGCTGGCAACGATGCATGGGTGGATCTGGTGCAAGCGATCAGGGCACAGGTCGAGCATCACAAGATGCGCTTTGTGGTAAGCCCAAGGGCTTCTATCAAGGGCGCTAAGGCACTGGCTGCTGGTATGCCATGGCGTTCTGCAATGGACGCTCTGATCTTCGCTAAGGGCTGGAGCGACACCGATAAGACCAAGGTCTTAGAAGGTGTTGACTTCACAATCATCGACGCACTACAGGAGGCGGCGTAATGACCAAGGTCATCGAGTACAACGTAAGCTGGGACGAGTGCATGGCTGACATGCACCGCGAACCAAACGAAGGCTGGGATGGTCTAGCCAGCACCAAAAAAGAAGGCCGCGAAGCCAAGGAGTTCTATGGCACTCGCACCTTCGGTGATGCAGTGCAGACTGCGATCTCTGGCTGGGATGAGGGGCGCGACGCTATGGGATCTGGCGTTGAGTTTGCTAAGGCAAAGCAGGCAACGTTTAAACGACCTGACTGGGAGTACGGCGTAGCCGGTCAGCGAGCTTGTGTCCCAAGCTACTGCGCTGGTGTCCCGAATCACATGGTCTGGATGGACGAGACCAGCAATCGCAATGCAATGCCCATCGTCAAGATCTACGCTGACATCGGAGCCACATCAACCACCGAGGCCAGCGCGATGATCCGCAAAGGCTCTGCCATCGTCGCCTTGATCGACCAGATCGAACAGTCTGGTCAGCGTGTCGAGTTGATTGCCTGCCAGCTATCCGACACCGAGGGCTACGATCACGACGAGCAGCGCATCTTTATCACGGTCAAGCGTGCTGACGAGGTGCTTGATCTTGACCGCATCGCCTTCGCTTTAGCACATCCATCCATGTTGCGCCGAGTTTGCTTCCGCATCATGGAGTTCACCTACTCAGGCTATGTGAGCGGCTATGGCAGAGTGAGGAAGTTCTCTGACCTGCCTGCGGATGCCATGTATATCCCTCCGATGTACGGCGACAAGGGATACCGCACGATGGACGAGGCACTGGAGACAGTGCTGGGACACTGGAACGAATGCGCTGCCAACACCGAGGCAGCGTAAGAATTACGCAAATAAGCGTACTGTTTAAACGCAACGAAGGAAGAACGATATGAAAACAGACATCAACGTACGCGAAATGGATCTGAGCAACCTGACTGCTGATCAGCTCGAGGTCATTCGTAGGCTCACCTATATGGCAGAGCGTAGATTCGGTAACGCTCTATACAACGCGAAAATAAGAGGCACGGCGGAAGCCCTTCGGAAAATAACAAAAAAACATGGTGATTATGAAACACTCTTAAACCGAGTGACCACCGAACTAAAAGAATTACGCAAATAAGCGTAGCCTCTGCACCGAAACAAACATGTTGACAATCGAAACCACCGTGTTACATTAGTGACACACAACACATCGCAATAAGGAGAAACCCATGCGTAACCAATACGGAAACACCCCACAAGAGCAAGCTCGATCAGAAATACTGACCTTGCTCCATCAAATGGCGCTGACAGACGAAACCGAAAGCATTTACTTCGATTATGAAACTCCGTCGTTCATCCGCGCCAAGCGTAAGCACTTCGGCAAACTCATGCACAAACTTGCTAACGAGTGGGGCCACGATGTAGGGGGGAAGATACTCGACGTTTAGTCGAAACCGCCTTTGGCGGTCTGTGTCGGTTGGCTACCGGCGCACTGATGAGACAAGCCGTTTAAACGCAACAAGGAAAAGACATGATTAAATACAACGAAGACGGAACCCACTTCGGTTCGAGCCTTGAAAACGCCTACACAACCGACGACCTCAGAAAGAGCTTGCGTCCGCATAAGCTAGAGACGGGTCAGCTAAATATCATTCGGAATCTTGCCGTAGCAGCGCAGAGTCACTTCGATTCTGTGGGCGACTATAGCATGGCTAATGATGTCGGGTTGCTGTTGGGACTTGTTAATGCCGAACTGGAAAAACTTAAAGAGATGGATTGGTTAGAAGCAGCAAATAGGAGATAGATTTATGGACATTGAAGATTGGACAAACGAGGTCAAGCTGAAGACCTTTCACCACTACCAAGCAGCTCGCACTTGGGCACAGCAAAGTAGATGGCTCGTTAATGATTTGCATCGCAAATACGGCGATTCCTACTTGACCGGACAGCACCCGCTGTCTGATTTCCTGTACCCCAACGTGCGGAACGCAATCCTTCAGGCGGAGCACATCTCAATGAGCACCCAAGGACATGGTTTAAACGCTAAAAAGCGATTCCAGTTGGCGGTTTTCGTAGGCCACATTTCCGATGCTGTTGCACACCTAACGTTCGTGGAGAACAGCATTGGTCGGCGTGAGGGCAAAGACCTAATCCAATACTTGGATAACTGGCGCGAAGCAGAGATCCATCTCATAGATGAGATACTTGATGCCATTGCCCAACGGATCACCGATAAGTCGCCTATGGAGTTGGAATCGTGAGCTTGTTCTGGGAAACATTCGCTGCGGTACTGCGGATCATTAGCTACCTGCTGATGACGATCACGTTCCTGTGGGCTGGGATCTACCTGACCCACGGATACTACACCGGCCTGCCAAACATCCACTGGTCGTTCAGCTTCATCGGCCCACTGCTGATTGTGAATTCATTCGGCTGGGTGGCGGTGTTGCTGTTGGACTTCAAGATGTTGAGACCCTGACGTACTACGTCAACAACATGATTGCACTGGGGGTTGACAACACAATCCCAGTGTGCTACTTTAGTAACACTCGCAACAAGGAGATAGAGTGATGATACGAATAGACCTAAGTGGCCCTGATGGAAATGCGTTTGCGTTGATGGGCATAGCCCGAAACATATGCAAGCAGACGGGCGACAGTCCTGATCCGATAATCTCAAACATGATGTCAGGTGATTACGATCATTTGGTTGAAGTGTTTAAACAGTCATTCGAGCATTTGGTGGAGGTGGAGGACTAGCCATGTATTACATAAGCAGAAAAGATAACGGGCTTTACCCAGCTTGGCGGGCCAAACGTCTCGGGCAATTTAAGCCAGAAGAGGGGATCAAATATTACGTCCGAACCCGAAAGAGCGAGCCAGAGTTTCTTGATCTTGTGCCCGTTTATGTCGGTAAAAACGGCAAGCTGGTTAAGACCGATGAATTTTCGTCGGGTTGGTTTACAAGTAAATAACGATGACCACCTACAGCCGTGTTGTGTGTACCAGTGGTGATGCATGACACGGCAATTGGAAACTGTTTAAACGCAACAAGGAGCTGCTATGCAGACAGAGATAACGATACTCCCATCCAACGTGATGCTTTCATGGACGTTTGATCCCAACGAAGCACACACCCACATGGACAAGCACGGAATGGTGCAGTGTGCAAGGTTCATTCCCGACTTCTTCCTCGCAGGTATTGAGGAAGGAACTGATCTGGACAGTGTGTCCAATATCATGGACGAGAACTATGGATTCGGAGGGTTCAACGAGTACCCTTGGCCCAGCACCATAGGGCCGCAGAGCCGCCTCATAAGCTCGTATGAGGAAGACCCAGACCTAGACCCTATCCTCATTATGAGGGCGCGTAGCAAGTCCGACATGGATCTGGAGTGCATCGTGTACGAGGCGGGGATCATCGCCCTTCGGGACGAAGAAGGTAATTCAAAAGTAGCGAGGTTCGACTAATGAATGGCATCGAAGAAAAGATTGTCGGCAGGTTTGTCCGAGGCTGGGATGGCAAGCTGGCGAACACGGAGTCGCATGACAACACGCTGTACCTGCATGGCAATGCCATCGCTTGGCGCAACGACGAGACAGGCGAGGTGTGGATTACCAACGCTGGGTGGCACACCAAAACAACACAGTCTCGTTTAAACGCAGTACTGCAATCACTAGGTGTTGAGGGCCGAGTCTTCACAAAGAAAGGTCGGCAATACTTAGAAAGGCGGGAGGATGATGAGATGGTCACCCACCCGATGACACAATGGATAGAGGTGCGCTCGCACCAGCTATCCGAAACTTTGACGCAACTACAGGAGAAGGTATTTCATGGATGAGATCACAGAACAAATCAATCGCATGGTCGAGGAGACTGAACGACACGCACAAGACTTACTTGCCGATGTGAAAGATCCGCATGTCATGCTTCATGCCGTCTATGGACACATCTCCCGCGAGATCGTGAAGACCGTGAGGGATATGGACATTCCCCTCGATCTTCAGACAAAGATCATGTGGTCGCTCATATTGGTTTTAGAACGAGAGGTAACGAGACATGAGATCAGCATTGTCATGGACGAAGACAAGCAGATGGAAGCGATCAAGCACTGAAGGTACGTCTTGCGCCCAAAAGGGTACGTCTTGCGCCCAAAATTGGAAGACAGGTGTGTTAGTCGCGCTGCTTGTTGCGGTGTTTGGGCTGGCACATGAGATTGATTTTCGAGAGCAGTGCGGGAGAGATCCCGCCTGTGCCTCGCAGCATTTGGAGACACAATGAAACTCAAAGAGTTATCGAAGATTGCCAAGGATCTTGGCGAAGAGAAGATCATCAAGATGATCGAGAAAGAAACAGCGAAGCTGAGAAAGCGTGACGATGGGATGGTCAAGGTCGCAGACCTAGCAGACAACCTCATCGCTGAGATAAGGAGCAAAGACAATGGGTGATGTAGTAGATATGCAGGGCAACACCTTGCGCGAGAGCGTGACGCAAGAACCAATGCGGGATCGTGATCGAGTGCTGATGCAACCACACTCGGATGTGTTCGCAAAGCTCGAACAGTTTGCGCTCACTGCTAACTGCGAAAGCCACCTGATCGAATACTTTAGGGACAAAGACTGTTTAAACGGCTATGTCACTGGTTGTCTCAGACGGTTCGCCGAGGCGGATTACGGGACGCTGAACGAAGAAGACATACGGGAGAACGAGGAGAACCTGCGCTCTGGTTTGATGATGATCGGGGTATACCCCTTCGATGAGAACCCAAAGGTAGGCAACCTAGATCTGCGTACCTATTTGATCCTCGATGCTGGTCACGAAACCTTGACGATGCTAATGCCGGAGGACTACTGATGGAGAAGCCGTGGATAGAAGCCGCCCTGCACATGCGAGAGCAGGGCAAGAAGCTCCAAGAAATCGCAGATGTTGTGGGCGTAGCCCACTCCACAGTACGCAACGAGCTTCGCTCCCACATGGGGCCAAGCAAGTACGAAGAACTCAAACGTTACGTTGTCGATTTTAACAAATCAGAACGCACCAAGCGAATCCGAGAGGCGCTACGTTTAAACGAGAAACCTGCACAGATCGCTGCACGGGAGGGAGTCAGCAGACAGTACGTCTACTTCTTGAAATGGAAGATGAACGATGAAGTCATCAAAGCAGTCGATCACCTTGGCGACAAGGACTACATCGACGATAAGGTGGGTATCTTGCAGACGCAGGAACAACGCAACGAAACGATCCGCGAGATCGAGGAGATGCTGGGTCAGAAATTGTAGTTGACAATCCTGTTGGCTATGATACGGTAGTAACACGCAACAAAAGGAGAGCGTAAAATGAAGTCAATAGACAAACAAATCAAGGATCTGAGAGAGGCTTTAGCGACTGCTGCAATGCATGGTGCCTCGCTCAGACTACTTGAAGTGAACATATTCAAAGCCGAAAGTTTCAGCGACATTGCGACAGCATACAAGATGACTGTCGGGCTGGAAGAAAGCGTAAATCGCGCACTGGATATACTCAACGGAGAAGACGTATGACTTTGAAAGAAGTTACCTACAAGACCGCAGCCGATGGCAAACTGGTGGATCGCAGCGTGAAAAATGTTGCACTGACCGATCAAGAGATATTGCTGATTCTAAACACGTTTCGGCGGATACCCTTTGATTTAGAACAGGAGCTTGAACACGCTCTTAACGAACATCCCGACACGATCTTTGAAATCTAAATTAACGGGGGCTATGGCCCCCATCAACCTACCCGCTCATCTTCACAGGTGAGCGATAAGTCCCATCGGTATAGTTGTATTTCAATTCAACACAACCAACCCTCCCGCTCTGTTTAAACCTTATCTTCTTCACATGAATCCGAATGTCATCGGAACCCTCCGTGAAATCCCTTTCCACAATCAAAATGTTATCCGCTTTGTTATAGAAGTTTGCTGATCCAGCAATGTCGTATGGCTCTGGCACAGGGAACGAACCGTCTTGATTCCTTCTCAGCTTCGCAGGGTGCGCCACAAGGAAGATCGCGCACTCGTTGGCTGCTGCCCAACGCTTCAATGTTGCGAGCATCTGGGACACATACTCGGTCTCTGTCCACCCGCTTGGTCTGCGATGCTCGAACTCGTTGTACGGATCGAGAATCAACCCACGCACGTTTGGGTATCGTTGCACACAGGCAGTCGCGTTCTCCAGACACCACTCCACGGTCGGTGCCTCATCGTCTGATCGTATCCAGTAGTAATGACTTCCGATAAATCCTACCGCCTTGCCCCATTCCTCATGGCTCATCTTCTGCCCAGATTGCGTATCCCACGCAGGCTTGCGTATGTATTTTGCTGCGAGCTTGTTGATGTGTTCGTCAACGGGATTCTCAAAAGAGCAAACCGCGAATCTCCAGCCATGTTCTCTCGCCATGTTTAAACAGATCTGATCCATGAATTCTGACTTGCCTACGCCCGGAGCGCCGGAGATAATGTTTAGCTCACCGGCTCGAATTTTGTAGTTCCAATCGAGCGCGGTAATCCCTGTCGAGATCCCCGTCTTCACCTCGCCATTCAACAAAGCAAACGCATCATCAGCGTAGGCTTTCGTTTCATGCAATGCCTTCAAGGGCCACGGCTCTGCCGTTTCGACCAACTCTCGCAGACGTTCCTTCCCGTACCCAATCAGCACATCATTCGGATCTTTGCATCCCTCATCCCACTCAACCCGCCAACACCTGTGCCTGCCTAGCCTACGCGCAAGCTCGTTACGCATGGCTATGCCCACGGAATCCCCGTCCGTGAGAAGCACAATCCTCTTGAACCCATTCAACTCACCGTTCAACTCGTCAATCCAATTGAGCTTCTTGTCGCTCGCACCATCGGGTACGCTAATGACGTTGCTCAGTCCCGCCTCTAGGCAGGTCAACGCATCGACCTCACCCTCGGTGATAATCAGGTGCGGCTCATCCGTGTTCACCATGTTCCATAGATACGGCAATCGGTGCCCATCTTTGATCTGGCTGAACTCTTTATCTTGTGTGCGAAATTTCACGTTGATGGTCTTGCCATCCTTGTCTCTATGCACAAATGCGATTGCTTTCTTCGTCTCCCCACCTATGAATGCCTCACCAGTCTCTACGCCAGCCATGTCCAGCGTGGCCTCGGAGATCCCTCGATTGGCAAACCACTTCACCACCCCTTCGCTCAACTCATTCAGGTCGGGGATCTTCGGAACCTTCTTTTCAGCCTTCTGTTTAAACGG